CTATCAATAATAGTGTCTCCGCTGGCTCCACCTGCTGCCAGGTTGTATGCTTCCTCTGCTTTTTCTCTTGCTGTAGTGTCTTCTATAGGATGGTTAACACCACCAATAGTCAAATTTGCTACTTCATTTGCCATATGTTTTTCCTCCTTAATTAAACGTTATGGTTTTACTTGATGATGTATACTGGGCAACCGTTCCCCAGGTTCCATCACCCTTTAAAAATTTATTTTGATTACCTTTTACAGGCTTTGGTATATATCCTTCTTTGCCATCAGTAGTAGCAGTAGCTCCTTCCATTTGATACCAGGTATCTGTAAACTCCGCATTGCTAGGAACTGATTTAGCTATGCTAAAGCCACTATCTTTGACTGAGTATCCATCAGCTCCAAAAACAACTACATCATTCTCAGTAGAGTTTGTTATTCCTTTGATTTGCTTGTCATTGGAAACATTAGCAAGTCCAACATCTGACTTGCTAATTGTCCCCTTCTGAATAAATTTGTCTTTGATAGCATTTATGATATATCCATATTGTTTTATTAATATGTCCTTCATGATTTACCTCATGGACTATGCAAATAATCCCTGGATGTCTGCCTCTGTTATGCAATCAAAATCTGAAGCTGTAAGTGCTGTTATGCCAAGCTCAACATCAATAGATGTTCCATCCGCATTGACCTTAATAGCAGTAATTACATTTCCAGTACCGGTTGCAGTATTAATCTTTGTAAGTGCACCCTGAACAATGATATCTGTTACAAGAATATACATATGCTCATCTGTTGCTGTGTTATCTTTTGAATTGATTACAAAGTCAATGTATTTATCCCCAACCAGATACCCTTGTACTGGCTGATCTGCAACTGTGACAGTCTCAACAGAACCGGACTTAACTAAGAAGTCTTTTGGAATGTTAATTTTGTCTCCAACAGCAATATCATTTGCAAACAATTGATATGTTGCAATATATCCAGCTTCCGCTGTGGCTGCCTTTTTTAAGCTATATGTTTTCTCATCAGCTTTAGCCAAATAAAGAGTTTTAATCTCATCAACAAGAAAACCATACTGTTTTAGCAAAGTGTCTTTTAAAGCCATGTTAAGCCTCCTTAATTAAATAAATTCTGAATATCAGCTTGTGATATTTTAGCCGCATCCGTAGATACATCTGTTATTACTTCCGGAGCAACAAGGTCAGCAACCATACTTGCATCAACGGACGTTTTGCCGGCTGATGTAACATTAAGTCCATCTCCTATCATTACACCGCCCAAACTCATTCGAGTTGCAGGTGGAAGTGAATAAGTTCCGCCGCCACCACCTCCACTGCTGCCACCGCTAATTCCAATGGTGATATTGCCTTCCACCAATGATAAAGTCTTATCGGATTCGGTGTAGTCTACAACAAGTGCTTCAGGTATAACTACTGTTTTTTTATCCAAATCAAAAAAGCTACCAATATAATTGATAGCTCCTTTTAGACTCTTAAAATATTTAAATCCAAATAACCCATTAATCAGGTCTTGAATTCCATGTGCATTCGTATCTTCTGTATGTTCTTCAAATTCATCAATTGTTACATATGTTCCGCTAACATTTAGTGTGATATTAGCCGTATTCGATACAGTCAGATATATCTTTTGTTTAATGGTAATCAGATTATGTCCATCATACTCTGGTACGATATCTCCCTGATCCCCTTTAACTATAGCAACTGCATATAAGTGTTCTTCACCAGTCTTTCGGTTACTAGCATATATGCCTATTTCATTATAATTAAAGTCATCCGTTACGTTTTCATTGCTGATTGTCACTTTTAGCATTAAAGAAGTGCTATTTATAATTTCTTTACCAGCAAAAGAAAATTCATATAATGGATTTTTAAGACTCGTCATGCTTTCCATGACTTCGATGGTCTTTTCAGATTCTTGATATGTTCCATTACCAATTACTGCCTTTGTAAAGCTTAACTCTAAGCTTCCAGCCTGTGCTCTTAGCAGCATATTCATACCATCTTTGGTAATATATGCACTTGTGAACGATTGTGCCATCTTTTACCTCCATCCTTTGTGCAATGCATATTGTTCAGCCCATCCGTCTTGAATAGGTGAACTTTCATAACCGGTTACAACTGCCATACCCGAATATAGCTGGTTGTAAAGAATATTGTCATACTCAAGACCATCAAACAATGATCTCGTATTTTTAACCTTCTGAATCATCTTCAAAAAGAAGCTATATGAACCGGATGGTGGTGGTGTTAAAGTTTCAACTTTGAATGTATAAGGGTTCCCACCATATTCAAACCACTCAAGTACCTTACCGCCTCCAAAAGCAATATCAATCAGTTCTTCAACAGCTGCAGGAGTTCCTGCAATCATATGCCAGGGAAGTGTATTTCTAACCAATTTCCTTTTTGTAGCCAAAGGCATCTGAGCATCATAATATTGTGTTCTCAATTCTGCTGCCAGCAAGTCAATAATTTCTTCCGGCAATGCATCCAAATTAGAAAATAAATAAACCCTTTCGACTTTTGTCATCAAAAGGGTTATAGCCTGTTTAAGTGCATATGATAATGATATTATTTCCGGATCATCTTTGGCTGATTCCGTTACGATGTCAAGTAGTTCACCAGATGCATACTCAATCATCTTCTAATCCTCCATATGTGATATTTACGTTGCCACAAACAGCCTTTGATATATCTGACAGCTTTTCAAATGTGGGAGCTGTAATTTCTATCCTCTTAGCGCCTGCAACAATTGTCTTTCTCACTAATTCATCAGGGATAATATCTCTACCAATTTTAGCTTCCTGCCATGTCTTATAATCTTCTATAGCTTTTTCTACAGCATTCTGAATAAGGCTTGCAGAATTTACATCCGAAGAATTGATATAATATTTAACATCAATATTGAATTCTTTCTCTTCTGGAGCCATTACTTGAACATTATCTGTCAATGGTCTCTTGCTACGTTGGTTAAGATGTTCATCCACAACTTTTATCATATTGGTATCCGGCATAGTTCCATCCAACATTATAAAGCGGATGTCTACAACACCAGGTGTAGGAGATGTTACTTTCACATCACCAATTGAAGGATTAGCATCTTTTACCCAAAATTCATATGCATCATCAGGACCAGCAACCGACCATGAAGATGGTGCCAAGAATGTTCGATAAGCCAACTCTTCATCTGATTCAGCATCGGAACCGCCGCTTGGAGCTGTTGTATTCTCTACAGATTCAATAAAAGCTATTGTATCCACTAACACGTCAAGTTCGCCTACCTGGTAACTATTTCCAGCAAAACCTGTTTGTGTACATACACAGGACACTTCTAACTCAATTTCGCCTGAAGGAATTTCTGCATACTCTTCTGTCGCATAAAATATGCCATCACCGGCCGTAACTCTCGTTCCTTTTGGAATGGCAGTAACTGTACTTCTAATAGCCGACAATTTGAATTTCACAATACAAGTTGCCGCTGTGGCTTGATTTCTTGTAATTCTTTTCAACGATGCTAAATTTTCAAGATAATCACCATATGAGTATTTCAAGAAATTCATTCTGCCTGCTTTTTCAACATTTTGAAAAGCCTGATAGATATACTGCATACAGCTCAATAGAATTATCCGGTTAGGGTCTCCTGGCGCTAATTCAATTTCTGTTCCAGTCACTTCCTCATACTTTTGTTTGAAATCAGCTAAAGCTTTATTATTCAAATCTTCAAGTGTCAAATCATCAATAAATGATATATCCGGCAATTTATGAATTTGATTTAGGTCTGCCATTTTTTATTCCTCCGCATTTCTTACTGTGATAGTCACATACATACTTCCATCCACGGCTTTATGTGAGAAACTAATGTCATCCACTATTACCCTTGGCTCATATTTTTCAACTTTATCATATATAGACAAAGAAATTATATTTTCAGCTTCCGGCATAGGCTTATCAACTGCATCCCAATTGAGACCATACGCTCTATCTCCCGGACAGCTGCCTTCTCTCGTTGCGAATAAGAATTGAAGATTTCTTCTTATTTCGGTAACAATTCTCTCGTCAACATATTCAAATCCTATTAATTTAATCTTGCTTTTAATCATTAGTTATATTCCTGCAGTGTTACATCAATGGTCATGGATATAATTTCACCTCGATTTAAGACAATTCCTGTTGATCCCGATAGTGAAGTCACAACATACATTCCATCACCAATTCGTTTGTTTCCTATCACAACATTAACAGGAGTCCCTTCTTTCAGGAGCCTATGCAAATTGTCATAAGTTTTTCTAGGTTTTGCACCCAACTCAGCTGAAAGTTTTATTGTGAAAGTAACCTCTCCCAGCTCTGGTCCCAAAAACTGTTGCTTTGGTTTACCATTAATAACAGTATGCTTTGCCCATCGTCCAGTTTCTGTAGTAGACATGCTCTGATAATTTACAACTCTTGAATCAGATGTGTGAAATACAACTGCACTTCCAATATTACCTATAGCCATGTTCCTGTTCTAACCTTCTTATTCTTTCTTCTTGCTCATTAAGTATTCGTACTACATCGCTCATTGTAATTGGCATTTTATACGGAAATGCCTGTCCGTCAACAGGAGCTATATTAGCTTCATTAAACAGGCAGCCTAATACTACACCTCCCTCAGCACCATTATCTAAATGATTGACCAATACCTTTTGACCTGGTTCAAGTTTTTTATACACGCCCATTTGATTCAGTACAGGCATCGGTAATGTTGTATTTCCTAAGTCTGAATAGCTTACTGCTACCATGCCAGAAGCATCCACACTTGATACTGTTCCAATTCTAACTCCCATTATGATATCCTCTGTTGTACTTTATGCATCTCTAGTGAAGTTGTATATCCGCTAGTACCATCAATTTTATGAGTTGCTTTATCAATAAAATATTTTCCATCGACCTTTCCAGCGCCAACAATTTCAACATTGCACATCGACATAAGACCTGTATTTCCCATCATAGAAATATTCAATGTTTCTGAATTTTTATTTGAGGCATTGACTTTTTCAATTGCTTTCTTTCTTGCATCGGCTTCGTTATCACATTTTTCAGTAATTTTTAGAAGCCTCTCTTCTGTTCCAACAACTACAGATAAGTCTTTTTCCTTTTTGGGGTCACTATAAGTGATCTTTGCTCCCGTGTAAGTTCCTGTAAGTGAATGATTATATGTGGCTGATGATACCGTTGAATCCTGTGTAAGATTAATTACTGCTACAGCTTCTTTTGCTTCCACAACTGCTTCTGAATATACAATAAGTTGGCCATTGAATACTTTGACAGCCATTCCATATTTATCTGCAGTTTCCGTAACAAATGTGCAGTCAGTCTTTTTTGTTTGTTCAAGATTCTTAAAATTAACAGCTGGTCCTTCATATACCGCTGTCATTTGATATTTTGAAGCGATTTCTGTAATCATTGCTTCAAAAGTAATATCATGCCAAGTTCGAGTGATTTCTGTTGTTCTGAATGCGTGAGTCTCTGGTATAGATGTTCCACCCAGCTTTACTTCCCATGAGCTTCCAAAGCTCATAGTG